TTGAATAAAAAAATGCACTTTCGGCCAAATAAAATGATAAGTGCCGCTTTTCATTGACGAAAAAAATGCAGGGAAGGTCCTTGCCCGGCACCCCTAGAGCCCCTTTAGAGCCCTAGCGCATGCTATATGCACCCTATCGCGCCCGTCTCGCATGATATAGCACCCATGCCTGCAAGGCTCTCTAGGGCATATAGGGCGATTATACCCTAGAGCCCCTTTAGAGCCCTTAGGAGCATCTCTAGGGCTCTAGGGGTATGCGAGGACCTATAGGAGCTTCGATGCATCCCTAGGCCTGTTTCTGGCCGCCCTAGAGGCTATCCCGCGGTGGCGATGCTAGGGCACCGCCAGAGCGCCGCCAGAGCGCCGCCAGAGTACCTAAGGGGCTAGGTCGAAACAAAGCAGGGCATAGCGCAAGGGCGCGCACACCATTGCGCCCTTTAGGCCCCCGGCCCCGCCCCCATAGCGCCCTAGCCTAGCCCCTGCCATGCCCTTGGCGCATTCACTTAGAACAATAGAGGGGAACGAAAGCACGCAATCCCTAGGCCTAGCGCCAATCGTGCCACCCTATCGCGCCAGATAGGATGCTGGCCAGCGCGCCACGCCTAGAGGGTGAGAGCCTAGAGGGAAGGCGATGGCCCGGCCGGGGCCCTATGGGGGGTAGCGCCGGTGTCGGCTGCGTATGAGGGGCTTCGGATTTTTGTAGCAAAACCAACGGGCTTCAATTAACCCTCACCCTCGGAGGACGGGGGTGCATGGATACTGCATGAGTGCTCTAAGAGTACCCCTAAGGTACCCCAGCAGTGCCCTATCAGTGCCCTTCAAGATCACCAGCTGACCCGCAGGGGCCTTGGAAGGTGGGGTAGTGGGGTGGTGTAGGGAGCATCTCCCCACCCACCCTTCTGGTACACCCCCCTCAGAGCCTCTCAGAGCCCCGTGGGTGCCCTAGAGGAGACCTCGGGTGTATGAGGGCCTACAGGCGCTCAGCGCCTTCCTAGCCCGCTTTGCGGGCAACCTAGCGTAGGGCCTTTGCAGGCCGTCCTACGGCCCTTCGGGATTCTACGCCTCCCCGCTTCTTCTCCAGCAGGGAGAAGACGGAGGTACCGGAGAAGAACCGACGTTCGTTCTCCTTCTCGACCTCTGCTGCTCGGGCCTCTTCAGCCTTCTTGGCATCTGCGTTGAGGTACTCGGACCAGTAGCGCACACCCATCGACAGCACATCGACCATGTCGTCGTGCCGCAAGGCCCCTCGGGCGTTGTGGATGTGGGTGAGCTGGTAGAGCCCCCGGTGTGCTGTGGGGGACAGGAGGTCAGCCCGCAGGACCGAGAGATCGACCACGAGGCGGTGTTGCTTCATGACTGGCTCCAGCCAGCTCAAGATGCGGGCCTCCTTCATGCCGGTCACCTTCATCCCCTCGATCCTGCAGGGGCGCAGGGAGTTGACGTGGGTCTCCAGCAGCTTGGCGAACATGCCGTCCCCGAAGTTGTCTTCGGTGATGATGGCGTTCACCTCGTGCCTCGCGCTGATCTGTGCGAGCTCTGAAAGGGTCTCGGGGGAGTACCCCTCGCTGAACCCGCCCCACCCCGTCACGAAGACGTAGCCGAGCAGGAACTTGGTTACCACGTAGGTGGTGCGGTCACGTCCTCGGCCGGAAGGGTCGATGTGCATGACGGCCCCGGTGTACGGCAGGAACTCGGTCTGGTGCCGCATGGGGCGGTACAGCCGGTCGCCGTCGAAGCCGACGTTCTCGATGTCCTTGATGGCGAGGTCGGGGTCGCTCGACCAGATCAGGTGAGCAGGTGCGACCTTCTTATCCAGATCGGTGACGATCAGGTCTCGGGTCTTCAACGGGTACCGCTCGGCGTCCGACAGGGTCGTGTCGAGCTGGAACTGCAGCAGGAAGCCGGCTGCCCGGTACTCAGTCTCGCGCTCCAACAGGTCAATGTCAGAGAACCGCTGGGGGTCCGTGGGGGCACCGCCGAGCATCGAGCCGACAGGCTTCGACAGCTCAGGGTTGGCCTCCAGATCGGCCACCAGCATGGGGGCGAGGTGGCCGCCGTAGTTGTGGACCTTGCCGATGAGCGGATAGCGCGCCGGCCAGATGCGGACCTCGTAGCCCTTCTCAGGGAGCTGCCGGTATATCGACTGTTCGCTCTGAGGGGTCCCGAGGTACACAATCTCGCCACCCGGTTTCAGGATCGCAGCGTACTCCGCCGTCTTCGTGGCGAGCTTCTCGCGCATCGTTTCGGTCTCGGAGTTCTTGACCACCTCGACGTCGTCGGAGATCACTAGGTCCCCTCGGGACCCCGTCAGCTGCCCGGTGATGCCCACGGCTTTGACCGATGGCGACTTGTCCGCCTTGGCCGGCCCAACGTCGAACACGAGGGTCGAGGAGCGTTGGCCGGGGCGGGAGCGCAGCTCATCCCACAGGCCGTCCCCGGCGTCGTGGTCGATGATCTGCTTGATGAACGAGGCGATCTCGTTCGCGAAGGCTTCGTTGGCGGAGACGATCACGACCTTGAGGTCGGGGTTCCGCCAGAGCCGCCAGACCACGTAGGCGGCGGTGAGGAAGGTCTTGCCGACCCCCCGGAAGGCTTGGATGAAGCGACGCTTACTGCCGCTTTCGAGGAACCTCGCGATGTCCTTCTGGACTCTGGTCGGCTCAGGCAGAAGCAAGAGCCGGGTCCAGCAGTACCAGATGAACTTGAGGAAAGAGCCTCGGAGTTGCTCGCGGGCGTCCATCAGTGGCGGAGCGCCGCAGCCTCCTCATCGACGTCGATGTCGAGGGACGCGAGGGTCGCCGACAGGTCATTGAGGGGCTTGTTGGAAGCCGGGGCGGTCACGTCGTTGTCCTTGAGGAACTTCATGACCTTGTCGAGGAGCTGCGGGTTGATGGGGAGGGGGTTGCCCTCCTCATCTTGCGCAGTCATCGCCCGGTGCAGCTCGTCTTTCAGTGCCCCGGCGAGCATCCCGTGGATGGCGTCGAGGAGATCGTTGGATGCGCGGCTCATGCCTGCTCCTTATTTCTTGGTAGGCAGCCAGTTGTGGAGCCACGTCCAGAGCTGCTTCGGGGACTCCCGTACGAAGTCGCCGATAGAGACCCGGAGGGCCTTTGCGGTCTCGAAGGCACCGACCCCTGCGGTGAAGCCGATGGCGTTCTTGAGGACGCCTTGAGCGCCCATAAGGTGTGCTGCGGCTTCACCCGCGTAGTAGGAGACGACGATGCCGACGATCAGCTGCAGGAACCTCTGGGTCCACGTCAGGGTCGTTTGTACGGCGATGGCAACAGCTGCCCCGAGGGCACCCGGAACGAGCGCCGATGCGAATGCGAGGATCGCTTCGAGAGCCTCGAGGAAGTATTGCTTCACAGTCCAGTCCATTTGTTGTCTGCCAGTGCTGCGCATAGCAGCACCGACAGAGCGATTAAGAGGTCGATCACGGTGTCATGTCCTTCACCATTCGTTCACAGCGCCAACTCCACGTGTCTGACAGCATCGCCCTTGCGCCGCTCGAACCGGACGCGCTTGGCGTTGGGGAAGTGTGTTGCCACACCTCCCCGCCATTGTTCCGGGGTCAGCGGCGTTCCGATCCAGCCTTGAAGGTGCAGGCAGTCGCCGTCCTCGGTCACCACGATCATGCGGCCATATTCTGGCCCGTCGCCATCGCAGACGCGCACTAGGTGCGAGCCGAGCGGCAGCGGCGTTGCGACGAGGCGCATTTATGGAGCGCCCCACGGTGAGTAGCCGGATGGTAGCGCATTCGCGAACGGGCGCTGTCCGCCATTGATCCGAATGCGCCCGCCGGGGTTTGTCAAACTGCCATACAAGTGCATGACGCCAGTGGCCGGCAGAACAAGACCGCCGGTTCCTGCTGGCAAGTTGCCACGCGTCACAAGAACGCCGTTACGATAGAACCAAGCCTGTCGGTTATCGAGATCGACTGCTATGCCGATGGTAGTGGCGGTCTCAGCGAACGCACTGCCGTCTTGGGCCACACCTGACTGCTGCGCATTGTTATCTTCGCTGTCATAGAAGACATTGCTGACAAACAGACAGCCGTCGAGGTTGTTAACCCCCGGCCTGTTGGCGGGAGACGTGATGTCCATTGTGCTTCGTGCTACACCAACGCCCGTGAGCCCGGTGCCAGACACGATTTCAAACTCGCCAAACCACTTGCCGGTAGAACGCCCAATGGCCGAGCGAATGCCGCTGGCCGCGCCTGTCTCGACAGAGACAATCATGTCCTGATTGTCGTTCTCAACCACGACCCCGGAATAGAAGTCGGTCGGACTCCATGTCGCAGACGCAGCTGCACCAGCGGCGGTCGTAATAGTGACCGACTGCGTGGTTCCACCGATAGTCACAGACGCCTGAACGGCGGTGGAGGCGCTTCCGCTGCTTTGCATCCGCAACGTCAGCACGTCGCCGTTACGGCATGTCCCTGTGTTGCCTTGTGATGCGCCCGCGAACCCGCGCTCCAAAGTGCCTGCCCCCGAATGGGTAAAGGTCGCGTCCACGTTTGGCCCGAGCCCGGTCACTACGAACCTGCGGGTGAAAGCGGTGCCGGTGGCGGCACCAGTTACGTTGCTTCCGAACCACGCGGAGCCTGTCGGAATTGAGCCGGTTGCTCCCGCCGCAATCGAGTCGAGAACTGCTTTGAATGTCTCGTTAGCCGCAATATTGCCGGCGGCACTCAAATGCACCCCGTCGCTAATTCCGGCGTTCGGATCACTCGCTGTGTTGAACGTCGGGTGCTCGCCGTACGGAATGTATGCGTCGGCCAAGTCCCGATAGTTGGGACGCAAAGCCGCCAACAACTCTGCGCGTCTCGCGTTGAAGGTAACGTGTGCTGCGTTGCGGCTGTCATACGGAGTCGGCGAGCTAATCGCGACCTTCATGCCGGTGGCGCGCACCACATCGGTGAACGCCTTGAGCTTCGGAACGTAGTCCGCGCCGTTGGTTTCGTTACCAAGTCCATTGGCCCCAATGAATACCGTGAGCCAATCAGCGCCCGTGGCTTGGATATTCGCCATTTGGCCCCAAAGACTGTTGCCGCCGTTATTGAGATCGGCAGGGACGCCAAGCACACGGCCATTGGCAGCTATAACTGTAACAACGGCTGCGGGGTTAGCGGTGGCCCACTCGCTTGCGTAGGTGCCTCCGAAGGTGATGCTGTCGCCAGCGACCGCCACACCGAACACATTGGGGATGTTGCCCAAACGCACCAACTCCGGTGCCAGTTGTGACACTTGTATCGCCCGCAGCGACGAGCCCTGCACAATCGGGATTAGATCACCCTCCGCGAGCGGCAGGACCGCCGCAAGAAGGGCGGTTATGCCCGAAGCGGTGAAAGCACCCGCGCCGGCAGGACCAGCAGGACCAGCAGGACCCGCAGGGCCCTGAGGGCCAGCGGTGGGGGCCACCCAGCCAACGGCTTGGTCCCCATTGCCGGTCTTGGCGAGAACCTGCCCGGTAGTGCCCCCGTTAGGGACAAGGGCGGCGTCCACGAGGGCAAAGTTGTCGTTGATCTTTTGCCCCGCCGTGCGGAGCGGGTCGCCGGTCCCATCGTTGGGAGCGGTGCCGATATTGATGTTCTGGATGGGCATCTAGGGGTGTCCGTTGGATTGCGGGGTGCGCTGTTAGGGGGCAAAGTAGCAGCCAGCGGTTATGCGCCAGATGACGTTTGTGGTTGCCGGACAGACAATCGTCGTGTTGGTGGCCTGCGCCGAGGCCGCGATCGGAAAAGCGAAGTCCTCGCGGATGATCTTATCGACGCCCTGCGCCGCCGCATCAGCCCCGAAGGTAAACGCCAGGTTGCCGGGGAGGTTGGTGGTTGTCACGACGGTGGGGGTGGCACCTGCGGTAAGGAGGGCCGCCGCACTGCGAACAATCGACAGATAGGTGATGTAATGGCGCAAGCCTGCGCCCGGCGAGTTTAGAGTGAGCGTGACCGCCGCACCGCTGGCACCTGTGGTGGTGGCGAGCGCCGGGGTCACCCTTCCCTGCAAGGAGTCATCAAGGAGGCACATACCGGCCGAAAGGGAGGCAACGGCGGCTCCTGAGGTGTAGGCCGTAACTCGCGCGCGAACCAAGCGGTAGCCCGCACAGTTACCGGCCCACACACCGGGAGCCGATCCTGCCACAGCCGCGACGTAGGCAATGGAGGCCACGTTGAGCGGGCGCAGCGGGATGGGCACCCAGTTGGTGCCGTCAACGGTTCCCGAGACTTCCACGGTCAAGTTGAACGTGCCACGCAGATCGAGCGTAATAGTGGTGCTGCCGTCGCAGGGCGTGATAACTTCGGCGTTCAGTGCGCCGAGGTTTCCGGCTGTAAAAAGCGTCTCTCGTGGGTGCAGCGTTCCGCCGGCACCAAGGTCTCTCGATAGTTTCGCCATTAGAAGGCACTCCAATTAAAACGAATGGGCCCCCCGTGCGGGGTGGCGAATGATGCGGTAACGGTGATCTCGTTGGTTCCGGGGGCCGCCGCGACACTCAGAAGGTCGATGAGGTCAACCGCGTTCTCGTCGTCGTCAGTGTGCGGCGCGAGGCTGAGCATGACCACGTCGCTGGGGGTTAGGCCGGGAGCGGGTAGAGTCGCAGTTGCCTCGATTGCCCCGTTTGGCACTAGGAGGACGACGCTGCCATACAGCGGTGCGAGCCCTGCCGGTCCTGCGGGGCCTGTGGGGCCTTCGGGGCCTTGCGGGCCGGGGACGGTGCTGGCGGCTCCGGTGGGACCGGCTGGGCCCTCAGGGCCCTGAGGACCGGCAGGGCCGGGCACGGTGCTTGCAGCGCCAGCGGGTCCAGCGGGTCCAGCGGGTCCCTGAGGACCGGCGGGGCCGGCAGGACCGGCAGGGCCCTGAGGGCCGGGAACCGTACTGTCTGCCCCGGCAGGCCCTTGGGACCCGGCAGGACCGGCAGGCCCCTGAGGCCCGGCAGGCCCTTGCGGACCCGGAGCGGGGGTGTTGGTACCGGCGGGGCCTGCAGGGCCTCTAGGGCCGACAGGGCCTCTCGCCCCAGTTGGTCCGGGTGGACCGGACTTATCCGCGACTGCGGCGGTGACAAGGCCCGCGATGAACGAGCGAAGAGTGGTCATGCGGTGGGTTCCTCAGACGCTCGCATCAGGCGGCGTCCATCGTGACGGTGGTCGAGCTGATCCGCGTCCCGCCATCCATGGTGGTCTCGGTCGCGCTCGGGGGGCCGCATGGGCAGCAGCATGATTGGCGGCTCGACGTGGCGTCCATAGAGACGTCGTCAGAGCTGAATAGGAGGTCCGTCTGGTCGAACGTGATGCCACGGGCAGACGGGTTACAGCGGCCGGCCAGCTCGTTGTAGATGGCCTCGACCAGCACCAAGCCTTCCTCGACAGCGGCCGCGTTGGCCTCCGAGTTCTCGTACCAGAAGCGGACGTCGGACCACTTGGCGGCCACGTCGGCCTGCTGGGTATCGACGATACTCTTGAGGGCCTGCGTATCGGAGCGCGCAGTCTGTGCCGCTGCTCTTGCGGTTTCGGCTGCGGCCTTAGCCGCTTGCGCGAGGGCCTGCGCTGTCTCTGCTGCGGCTTGTGCGTCAGCGGCGTCGGCCGCCGGGCCAGATACCTGACTGAGGACTGCAGGGAGACTGAGGAACAGCTCCGTCGTCCCCTCTGCATTCGTGAGCGGGTATCGACCATCTGCATTCGGACCCCCGGCAGGGGAACCAGTGAGCCAGTTGGCGAGCTGATCCTGCTGGGCGTTCCAGCGGGTCATCAACTCGACGAGCTGCGCTGATAGCTGCGCGGGGGTCGTCATGCGTGGTTACTCCGTAGAGATCACCCCCAAGGACTGGGTGTGAGCGATAAGCCCCATCGTCGAGGATGGGGCCGTGGATAGGGGCCGTGAAGTGACGGTCGCTGTGTACTCTGGGCTCAGGCCGCCGCCCGTGTCCGTGAAGGTCCACGAGCCGGTAAGGGTCTCTCTCCAGTAGCCCGGCTCGCTTGTGCCAAAGCCCGGCGAACAAAGGGTGGAGCCCGAGGCGCTGAACGTGGAGAGCAGGGTGCCGTTGCGACGCAGCTCTATGGTGACCGAAGGGGTCCCACTGCCATCGCAGGAGCCGCTGATCTCGACCTCGCGCATGCTCTCGTAGCTCACGATCACCGTCCGGGCACCGCCGGCCGAGCCGAAGATACCAGTCGAGATGGAAGCCGACGCCGACACCTGTGTCGAACGGGCAGCGTTCTTACGCACACCTGCGGACAGGGCACCGCCGAAATAGGCGTCGCCGTTAGTCTTAAGGTAAGTGATCGCGTTGGCCTCGGAGCATAAGGAGATCGCCATCTTCGGGCCGAACCACTCGATGAACTGGTTGGCCGAGCCGAAGCCCACACCCGCCACCTTCATATGAGAGCCGTTGTCCCAGACGATGCGTCCCGTCCCAACAAGCCAGTCCCCGTTCTGGGTGATGTTCGCACCCAGAGCGCCGGAAGTCAGCTTGGAGACATTCAGGTTCCCGATGTTCGCTTCCTTGATCCGCACGACGCCCCCTGAGACCTCGAAGGGTACCTGAGGAGAGTTGCCGGGGGTCACGATGGCGAAGCGGTCCGCAAGGATCACGAAGGACCCTGTGGCCCCGTCGTTGTTCTGGACGAAGCCGGTGACGTACCCATTGACGTCGAGGGACACGCCGTAGCGCGCCTGCAGCCCGTTGACTGAGCTTTGCAGGGTCGAAACGGAAGCGATGTTCCCGTTGAGCGAGGTGGACAGCACCGAGATATTCGAGGCCAGCGCGTTGTCGCCTGATACCCGTGCGTTCTGCTCGGTCACGATGGCCGCTTCGGCGATGGTGATGTCACCCTCGGCCGCTGTCATGCGAGTGAGCAGGCCATTGATCGCCGTGGCGTTCGCGCTGTCGCCGTTGGCCCGCGCAGTCTGCTCGGACAGGATGTCAGCACGGGCCGTGGTGATGTTACCTTCGGCGGTCGTGACGCGAGCCGTGAGAGCCGTGAGGTTGCTGGACAGGGCGTTGTCGCCGTTGGCCCGAGCGGTCTGCTCAGTGAGGACCGCCGCCTCGACGGTGTTGATGTCGGCTTCCGCTGTAGTCACGCGGGCTGCGAGAGCCAGACGGGCCGTGGCTTCTGCCGCATCCCCGCCCGCCCGTGCCGCCTGCTCCGCAATGATCGCGGCTTCGGCGGCGTTGATGTCGCTCTCGGCGTTCGTCACGCGGGCTGCGAGGGCCTGACGGGCTGTGGCTTCTGCCGCGTCCCCGTTGGCTCGGGCAGTCTGCTCAGTGACGATGGCAGCCTCGGCCGCCGCAAGGTCGGTTTCGGTGATGTCCACGCGGGCCGCTAGGGCTTGTCGGGCCGTGGCTTCTGCCGCATCCCCCGATGCTCGGGCGCTCTGCTCGGTTACGATGGCCGCCTCGTTGGTGGTCATTCGGGACCCGAGGGTGGTGACAGAGGTCGTGAGGGCGGCGTCGGCATCGATGCGGGCAGTCTGCTCGCTCTGGATGGCTGCGAGGTTCGCGCCGTCCGCCGCCGTCAGCACCGACAGTCGCTGCGCAAGGCTCTCCGAGGGGGAGACCTTGACCTTGCTGGTGTCGAGGATG